CTCGCTGCGGCTCGCGAACGATACCCCGACCTGATCCGGACCGGTGTCGTCGAGATCCGCGAGCACGACTTGCGTGACTCTTATCCGGCCGACCTGCGGGCCTCGCTCACGCTGGCGGTGCTCACGATCCAGTTCACCCCGATTGAGTTCAGGCAACGGATCATCAGAGACATCTACCGATCGACGGTCCCCGGCGGCGCGCTGATCTTCGTCGAGAAGATCCTTGGTGCGACGGCGGATATTGACCAAACGATGGTGGATATCTACCTGGGTTATAAGGCCCGTCAGGGCTACTCGGCCGAGGCGATCGCCGCCAAGAGGCTTTCATTGCAAGGGAGCCTGGTACCGCTGTCGGCCGACTGGAATCGCGATCTGCTCCGCTCGGCCGGGTTCGCCCAGGTCGATTGCTTCTGGCGCTGGCACAACTTCGCCGGCTGGATCGCTATCCGAGACTGAGAGGTACGCAGTGGAAACTGAACAGGGAAAAGAACAGGGAAAAGAACAGGGAATCGAGGTAGTGGGTTACGGTCGTCCGCCGGCAGCGACGCGGTTCAAGCCCGGGCAGAGCGGCAACCCCAAGGGCAGGCCCAGGGGACGCAGCCTGACGACGATCCTGAGACAGAGCCTCGATAAGACGGAGATCCGCGGCGTGTCGCTGGGCGGTGCCACGGTCGGAGAGGTCCTGATCGAATCCATGCTCGCACAGGCCATCATCCGGATGCGAGAGCCGAAGAAACGGAAGCGGCGGAAGTGACCAATTCAACCAAAAATATCATGTTCTGTTGATTCAACCAATTTGAGAGTGTCCGCCATGTTCGACCGTTTGACCTCGCTCGCTTCGTCTGTCCGTTTGCCTTCCCGATCGGCAGCCCTGAAGGCCCTCGCCCTGGCCGCCGTAGCGGCCTTCGCCTATGCCGCAGCCATCGTGACGGTGCGTGCAATCGCGACCCGGACCACGGACTCGGCGATCGTACTGTGTTCCGCCACGGTTGCCTCGGTTGCGTTCGTCGTCGAGCTGCGAAAGCAGGCTTCCATCGTGGTTCCCGTCGCGGCTTCAACGGGCCATCCGGAACCGCTCATTGGCGAGCTCGCAATGGCGAAGATCAAGGCACAGTTAGAGACGGAACCGATCGCGACCGCCAAATACCTCGATACCTCGGAGACGGCCTTCAAACCCACCTCGCCGTTCCATACCTGACTTGATGTCCGACGGTCCGCACCGTTCTTGACGACCCTTGGCCCCGCCAGAGACGTTCCATGATCCGCTGTAAGTTCCGTTGCGAATCCATCCAGCAATTCACGGCGGATACGCCGAGCCAGAAGAGTCGGCTGATCACCTTTCGCGCGATCGTCGACGGTAGCGTTCCTGAGGATGAAGCGTTCACGAAGTACACGCCTAGCGGATGTTTCCAGGTGACCATCGACAATCCGCGAGCCCTCGAAGTACTCGAGGCCGGTCTGGACTATTACCTGGACCTCTCGCCCGTCCCAGGCATCGTGCTCATGGAGCCGCCCATCGAAACGGATGCGGAAGTCGACACAGGCCGCGACGTGGATAGCGAGCCGCGAGAGATCCACGTCGACCCCGCTTCCGGCACCGACTTCACGGGAACCGTCGAAGTGTCGGACGACAGCCTGGCCGGGCATGAGGGCGTTGCCGAGACGCCGGTGGATAACCCGATCCCAGAGCCGGCCCCGGTGGTCGAGCAGACCCCGCCAGCCGAGCATGTCGAGCAGACCCCGCCAGCCGAGAATGTCGAGCCCAACGCGAGCTAACTCAAGTCTTATGGCAAACCAACATGGCGGTGCCCGCCCCGGTGCGGGCCGCAAGAAGAAGGCCGACAAGTTCAGCACCGAGATCCAGGCGGCAGAGCGGCAGATCGCCGACAAGCTGCCCGCCCTGATCGGCAATCTCATCAGATTGGCCGATGGCGTCCCGGTGAGGGATTTCGACCCTGATGGTGGCGCGATCGTTTTTGAGCGTCCGCCCGACAGGCAAGCCAACCAATACCTCATCGACCGCGTCCTCGGTCGGCCGACGCAGGCCGTCGAGATGGGGGGCGAAGACGGAGGGCCGTTGACGATCCGAATCGAGTATGCCGATGCCCCAGGTGACGTTGACGCTGCCGAGGCCCCACCCGGGCCAAGCAAAGATTCTCAAGGGGATGAAGCGATTTAACGCGGTCTGCTGCGGACGTCGCTACGGCAAGACGATCCTCGGGACGAATCGCCTCATACCTCCGGCCCTCGAGGGCTATCCGGTCGCCTGGTTTGCTCCGACATATAAATATTTGCGTGAGGTGTGGAACGACTTCGTCCGCATCCTCCAACCGCTCAACCCGTCGTGTAACAAGAGTGAGCGGCGGATCGAGCTTTGCACCGGCGGTGTGATTGAATTCTGGTCGCTCCAGGACGAGGATGCCGGCCGCTCGCGGAAATATAAGCGGGTCGTGATCGACGAGGCCGCAAAGGTCAAGAACCTCAAGACGGCCTGGTTTGAGGCGATTCGACCGACGCTCGCAGACATGCGCGGAGATGCCGATCTCTACTCGACCCCGAAGGGTAAGGATTTCTTCTTCGAGTGCTTTTGCCAGGGCATCGATCCACTCGAACCCGAGTGGGCCGCCTGGCAAATGCCGACCTCCACGAATCCCTTCATCCACCCGGACGAGATCGAAGAGCTTCGCCGCAAACTGCCTGAGCGGGTCTATGCCCAGGAGATCCTCGCCCAGTTCCTCGACGACGCGGGTGGTGTCTTCCGGGGCGTCAACGCCGTCGTCGACAAGGGCCGGATCGCCAACGAAAAGGCCAAGCCTCACCTGATCTATTCGCAGGGTTCCGACCTCGCCCGGATCGAAGACTTCACCGTCAACTCGATCCTCGATCAGAACGGCCGACAGGTCTTCTTCGATCGCTTCAATCAGATCAGCTGGACACGACAGGTCGAGGCGATCGCCGAGGCGTCGCGGTCGTTCAACAACGCCGCCGTGAACCTCGACACGACCGGGATCGGTGATCCCATCTATGAAGCGTTACGCAAGCAAAAGATGGGAACAATCAAGCCATTCGTGTTCAGCAACGCGAGCAAGGAAGCTCTGATCGACAACCTCGCCATGATGATCGAACAGGGCCGGGTCCACCTGATGGACGTCCCCGAGCAGGTCAACGAGCTGCTCGCATTCGAGTACGAAATTTTACCGTCTCGCAAGGTCCGGATGCAGGCCCCCGAGGGCTTGCACGACGACTGTGTCATATCACTCGCCCTGGCCGCCTGGGGGCTGGGGAAGACCAAGAAACCGGGTTTCTTGTGAAAAGCAACACATGCTAGATCGACGAATCAAACTGTTTCGTATCCGAAGAAAGAGCTTCAGCAACGTCCTCATCTGTCCTGAAGACTTTCGGATCGCGATGGCCTGGCCCAAGGACGCGTGGATCGTCGACTGTCTGTACAACACCGCTCATGACACGGTTGATCTCTACGTCCAGAGCGAGGAATACCCGCGCGTCGCGGACGTCGGAAGTGCCGTTCCCGAGCAACTCGGCATCGTCTATCTGCTGTCCCAATCGGATCTCAAGCAGGCTGCGGCGCTGATCGCCAATAAGTTCGGCCTGATCGTCGCCGCCCTTTGAGTTGAGAGGCATGATCGCGTGAATCTCCGAGGCGACAACCACCTGGCGACGCTCGAATACCTCCGGGGCCTGGAGTCCTCAGCGAAGGGGCTGGGATCGCAGTCCGCGCCGATGGTCCACGACGGCCGGGGAGGTGACGGGACGGCCTGGCGGTTGCTCGCACCGGGGGCCCACTACGATTACGAGGCCCAGGCCGGCGACCTCTGGCGCAATTCCGCCGTCGCCGCCTGCCTGCGAGTCCTCAAAACCAACTTCGCCGAGCCGAGCTTGGGCGTTGCCGTCCTCGACGCCGACGGCAACGAAAATCACGTCGCCGGCCACGAGCTTCCGACGCTCCTCGACAAGCCAAACAAGCATTACGACGGGGGCGTCCTCTGGGGGGCGACGGTCCTGTCGCTCAAGACCGATGGCAATGCCTACTGGCTCAAAGTCTATTCGCGTCTGGGGAAGCTGGTCGAACTCTGGTGGGTGCCGCCCTGGTTGATCAAGCCGGTCTGGCCCGCCGATGGCTCGCAGTTCATCGCGAAGTATCGATACGAGGTCAACGGCCGGTATTACTACCTCGATCCGTCCGACGTCGTCCACTTCCGTCAGGGCCTCGACCCGCGCAACGACCGGCTCGGCCTGGCCGACCTGAAGGCTGCGGTTCGTGAGGTCGCGACCGACAATGAAGCATCGACCTTCATCGCGGCCGTGCTCAGGAACATGGGCGTCCCGACCGTCGTCATCTCGCCGCTGGAACAGGGCGGGACCTTCGCCGAGGGCGTTCCCGACGACATCCGTTCGCAGTGGCGCAGCAATCAGACCGGCGAGCGTCGCGGCGATCCGTTGGTCTCCGACTCGCTCAAGGTCGAAAGGCTGAGCTTGTCGCCGAAAGAGATGAGTCTGGCCGACATCCCCGACCGTCTCGAAGATCGGATATGCGCCCTGCTGGGCGTGCCGGCGATGCTGGCCGGGCTCACCAGCGGAGCGACCCACAAGACATACGCGAACTATGGAGAGGGTCGGAAGTCGTTATATGAGGACACCATCATCCCGGATCAGCGGGCCGTCGCCCGCGTCCTGACGATGCAGGTCCTCTGCGATTTCCACTCCCCTCAGGGCGCGTATGTCCGGTGGATTTATAAGGGCATCCAATGCCTGCGAGAGAACGAAAACGAACTGGCGACGCGTGCCGGCGTCCTCTACTACGACAAGAAACTGATCAAGCGGAGCGAGGCCCGTCAGATGATCGGCCTGGCGTCGACCCCGGCCGATGACCTGTATTACGACGAGATCGTGGCGGCGCAGGCCTCGCCCACGCGGGCACTCCCCGCGCCCCCCGCCGTCAAGTCGCTCAGCTATCTCAAGATGAGCCCTCCGAGGGCTCGCGACATGCCCGAGGGCGACGAACCCGACCCGCATGAAGACAACACGTACGGTCTCCCGGACGGCGCCCCACTCCGCAAAGCTCTCAAGCGATTTTTGGCGAAGCAATATCACGCGGTGCTCGGCTCGGTCCCCGAGATCGGGGCCCCGCTGCCCGCCACGTTCGCGCCACTGGCCGATTACGACGATCCCATGGCATCGGCCATGACTCCGATTTTCTCCTCCTATTGGGATTGGGCCGGTCAACAGACCCGGGGCAAGCTCGGGCTTGATCCGGCGACCTGGCAAGTCGTGGACCCGGAAATCCACCGGGCGATCGCCGATTCCGCGCTGAGCTTCAGTCGCTCAACCAATGCCGGGACGTCGAAGGGGCTGGCCGAGGCCCTCGCGAAGCTCCGGAGCGAGTTGCACGAGGGGATTGTTGCCGAGGGTGAGGCGATACCTCAGCTCCGCAAGCGGGTGCAGGGCGTGTTCGAGAAGCTCTCGCGCGACAAGGCCGAGATGATCGCCCGCACGGAAACATCCCGAGCGGTCCACACCGCGTCGCTCCGCTCGGCCGGGGATTCGGGGGTCGTCGAGACGAAATCATGGCTCGCGTCGACCGATGCTTGCCCGCTCTGCCTTGGCCTCGAAGCGGAGACGAAGGAGGCCGGTATCCCGCTCGATCAACCGTTCACCGTGCAGGGAACCAACCCCGCTTATTCCGAGGTCGAATCGGCACCGGGCCATCCGCACTGCCGGTGCACCGTCGTCTTTAACCTCACGTCGGCCTATCGCGACCTGATCGAGACCGAGACAGGTCGACCCGCTCCCAAGGCCATCACGCCGCTCGACGCCGCACAGAAGGCCATCAAACGCAGCCCGAAAGACACCGTCGCGAAACCCTGACCGTTCACCCTTATCTCCGAGGCAACCACGAAGATGTTCCCGACCACCACCGACACGCTCATCTTCCGGGGTGGCGAGGTCAAGGCGCTCGGCGGCGGCAAGATCGCCGGCTGGCTCATCAAATTCGGCTCCGCCGACGAGACCGATCTAACGCAATATAAAGATTTCTTCACCAAAAGTACCGACTTCGGCGTGCACACGACGACGCCGCTGTATTACTACCACGGCCAAGATCCCGACGTCGGCCGGGTGGAGATCGGACAGGGCACGATCGCGATCAAGGACGTCGGCGTCTGGCTCGACGGCCAGCTGAAGGCCCGGGAGGGCTACGAGAAGTATGTGGCCGCGATCAACGAAATGGCCACCAAGAGCAAGCTCGGATTTTCGAGCGGGAGCGCACCGCACCTGATCGAGCGAGTGGCCCTGAAGAATGGGAGCCACCAGGTGACGAAGTGGCCCCTGGGCCTCGACGCCTCGCTGACGCCGATCCCCGCCGATCCGAGGGCGGAAGCCTTCGCGGTGAAGAGCCTGGCCGACCTCCCGCCGATCAGCTTCGACAGCCTCAAGGGGCTGTATCTCGGTGATTATGCCGAGACGTCCGCCGCACTGGCCGCGTTGCGAGACCTGGGCTATGCCCACCAGTGCCGGGTGAGTTCCTTCCTGATGGACGATGAAATGTCCGCCGTCGAGAAAGCGGCGAAGATCCACGGGTGTTTCGATGAATATCGCGACACGACCCTGAAAGTTATCAATGGTCTGATGGCTGGCGTCATCTCGGAAGAGACGACGTCGGCGTTGAAAGCATTACGCGCCGAGCGGGTCGAAGGGCTGGTGTCCGGCCTGACGATCCGCGAGCACTCCGACGCGGTGGTTGCCGCCGTGAAGGGGTTGAGCAGTCGGTTCCGCAAGCGGGCCGAGTCCCGCATCGCAGAGGGCAGGAGCCTGTCGGATACGCATCGCGCGGCGATCAAGTCGACCCGCGACGAGTTGGAGGAGCTGCTCGCATCCGGGTCCGTGCCGGCGACGTCGCCGGCGACGAAGGACGCCCGGTCACTGCTCGCCGAATTCCTCCAAATCGAGGCGGACGTGCTTTGCATGAACGCCGGAGCCTGACAGCCCATCATGAACCTCACCGCATCGCACAAAGCAGACCTCGCAACCTTCGAGATCAAGTCGAAGGAATACAAGCAATTCCTGACGGAGAACGAGGCCACCCTCGGCTCCAACTCCCGGCTCTACAGCCTCGCGACTACGATGAATAGCGAACTGAAGTCGCTCAAAACGCGTCTGGAAGGCCACGTGAAGTCGGCCGGTCTCCAGAACGACGCCGCCGACTTCACGTCCTATATCGCCGACCCCGGCGACAAGGCCGGCGCGGCCGCGAGGTCGATGGGCATGCTCGGAACCGTCCAGGACGGGCACACGGACATCGACGCCGCCACGAAGAGCCTGCTCAGCCAGATCGGCGGCGGGATCATCGGCGACAAGGCGTGGGACGGAATCCACGACCCGGCCTACAAGAAGGCTTTCGATGAATACCTCCGCAAGGGCCAGCGGATGTCCGATTGGGCCTGGAAGAACCTGGAAGTCGGGCTCGACGCCCAGGCGGGCCAGCTCGCCCCCATCGACTGGATCCAGAAGCTGATCCAGCGTGCGCCGACCCCGACCCGGGTCGCGGGCATGGTCACGACCATGACCACCGGCCGCGATGCGATCGTGATGCCGAAGATCAATTACAATTCGGCCACCGACGACGCTTCGGGCAACCTCTACACGACCGGATTCCGGGTCACCGGGACCGAGGAGAATCCGAGCTCGGATATCCAGTCGCTCGTCGCGGACTCGAACCTCACCGGGTCGATCCGGATCGACAACAACACCTGGCTGATCGAGGGCGTCCTGACCAACAACATGGTCGAGGACTCGGCGATCGACGTCATGAGCTGGACCCAGGGCAAGTTTCAGCAGACGTCGGACCTCCTCAAGGACAACATGATCTTCAACGGCACCGGCCTCGGCCAGCCGATGGGGATGGTCCCGAACATGGCGACCGGCAGCCCCGCCGACGGCCAGATCCAGGCTTATGCCTCGGGCGGTTCGGGGGCGATCCTCGCCGACGACGTCATCAACCTCGCCTACGACGTCCCCGAACAATACGAGGAAAACCTGAAGTTCTTGTTCAACAAGACGAACACGATGAAGTACCTCCGAAAGATCAAGGATTCGAACCAGCGGTACATGTTCGGCCAAGGATATAACGACAGCGGTATGTCTGTCGGGAAGCCCACCGACCTCGTGGGCTACCCGTTCCAGTACACGGGATTCCTCCCCAATATCACGACGGGAAACGTGCCCATCGTCTTCGGCGACCCCACCGGTTACACGCTCGTGAATCGCCTGGGCTTCTATGTCCAGGTCCTCCGCGAGGTCGCGGCGCGTCGTAACCAGATCATCCTACTCGGCCGAGTCCGCTTCGGCGGTGCCACGACCGAGCCCTGGAAGCTCCGTGGCCTGAAGATCGCCTGAGCCGTCACGGTCCCATCCCGTTTTACTTCCACGTCGCCGGGGACATGCGCCCCGGCTGCGGAGATCCTCCATGATTCGCAATCTGACCCCAGCCACCGTTACGTTCCGGGCGGTCAACGCGACCGCCGCCGGAACGACCGCTATCAACGGCGCGTCCATCAACACGAAGTCGCCGCAGCAATTCCAAGGCGTTCGCGCCGTCGCCGGCCTGGGTGCGCTCACTGCGACCCAGGTGACCCGGCTCAAGCTCCAGGGCTCCAACGACAACGCGACCTGGACTGACCTCGGTAACACCGGCTCCGGATATGCCGCCGACGCGGACAGCAACAAGCTGCTCATCACCGAGACATATCGACCCATGTATCCGTACATCCGGCCGGTCGTCGAGCGTGGAACCGCGAATGCGGTCGTCGACTTCGTGATCCTCGAACTCTTCCTCGCGGCACGGGAGCCGGTGACGCAGGACGCGACGGTCAGCCAATCCAAGGTCACGGACTACGCGACCGCTGGGACGGCGTAATCCGATGGACCTACTGACCCAGGCCGTCGCCCAGGAGGCGATGCCCGACCTGACGGCGGACGAGGTCGCAGCCCTCCCGAGGCTGATCACCAATGCCAGCCGGGCGATCGAACGTTACTGCAAACGTGGTCTCGCGACCGCGAGCTATGACGAGCGGCACCGGCCCGGCCGGGACCGCCTCATCCGGCTCAAGGCACCGCCGATCGCCTCGATTTCGCGGATCTGCACCGGGCTGACCACGGTCCTCTCGGTCGTCAACGGCGATGCCGCGACGACCCGGGCGGGTGTCCTGCTGTCCCCGGCCACGCTCACCCTGTATCGGTCCGCCCCGGGCTCGCCGTCGGTTGTCCCGATCGACCTCACCACGTGCGAGACGATCGCGGCGCTGGCGGCGGCCGTCAACGCCGTCGGCGGGGGCTGGTCGGCGATCATCGGTGGTAACTGGGGCGGATGGCTCACTGCCGATCTGGATCCGCTCGCCGGCGTCCAGAACGCGAAGGGCCGTCCGTGCTCACTGCTCGCGATGACCCGAGACCTCTCTTACAACGTGGTCGATCCCGACATCGGCACGGTGGAGATATTCGAGAGTCGACCCGAAGCTTATCGGCTGCCGGACCGGGCGTATGCCTGGGGCGGGAATGCCGCCTGGTCTCAGGCCGACCCGCGACATGCCGACGTCCGGGCCATTTACATCGGGGGTTACGACATCGCCGCGATGCCCGGGGACATCGTCGAGGCGGCGATCCTGACGATCCGCGCCGCATTCGACTCGCGCAAGGTGTCGGGCGTCATCAAATCGGAGACCGTGGGCAACACGGGCTATACGACCTCCGATGCCGGATCTGGATCGATCATCCCTGCCACGGCAAAGGGCCTACTCGGCCCGTGGCGCCCCCGGAGCCTCTAATCGATGTTTTCCTCGCTGATGCGCAATCGCGTCGTCTTGAAGACGTTTACGGCCGGTCCGGGGCAACCCGGATCGGGAACCCGAACACCATCGGCCGGGACCACGTTTACCGCCTCGGTGCAGCTCGGCGAGTCGTCTCGCGACGTCGGCCAGGGCAGGACCGGGGCGACGGCGGGCGGCAAGGTGTTTTTCACCTCCCGACCGGTCGACACATCGGCCGGTGCCCGAACTGCGTCGCCGGAAGTCATCGTCCAGGATCTGCTCATCTGGCAGGTCGCCCCGGGAGCCCCCAGCAGAGACCGCGTCCTGGTGGCACAGGGACCGGCCACGCCCGAAGGTGGCAGGTCGGTCGTATGGTCGGTCTCGGTAATTGAACGTAAATAAGCAACTACCAATATGAATCAAACCACATGGAACGGCGATAAGCTGACGGCGAAGATCCACGCCGAGATGCGAAGGCGGGTCAGGGCGTGCTGCCGATTGGTCGAGAAGCGAGCCAAGGAGCTGGTCAGCATCTCAGGCACCGGCATCAGGGCGTCCGGGGTCAACGTCCGACGGCGAGACGGAACCGTTAAGAAGCTCCGCAAGGGATCGACGATCTATGGCGCGAACCCGAGCAAGCCGGGTGATCCGCCGCATAAGCAGCACGGCCAACTCCGAGCCTCGATCTCCATCGCGGTCGATGACCTCATCGGTCGGATCGGAACAAACCTCGATTATGGCCGATGGCTCGAACTCGGCGCGCGGAAGCGGAATCTGGCGGCAAGACCTTGGCTCCGCCGCGCACTCATCGAGTGCATGCCGCAGATCGAAGCGATCCTGTCCGCGCCGATGAACTTCTGAGATTTCTCCGGTACAGGAAAGGCCGACCCATGGACCCCTTATTCTTCGCGCCGGGCTGGCCGTTTATCCGCGCGGCGACCGCGCCAGTTCCGCCTCCACCACCACCGCCAATCACGTTCTCCTTCGCGCTGGCTTACGACCTGCCGAAGGGCACCGTTGTCACCTTGACCATCACTCCACCTGTGACCCTTTAGGGGCCGACCCGGCCGCCGGTGGTCTGGCGAGAACCCCCTAAATGACCACGATGGGAATCTGACATGCTCACGAAAAACCTCGCTGGTCAAGGGTGCTACCTCTTCGCCTATTTGACCACGACCGGCCTTCCGAAAACGGGCGACTCAGCGAACATCACCTCCGCAATCTCGAAGGACGGTGCCGCGTCGTCCGCGACCGCGACGGCCAACCCGACTGAGATCGGCGCGGGCGTTTACTGGCAGCCCTTGTCGCAAGCGGAAACAAATGCGAATGCGCTCGCGATTTACTCGTCGAGCACGACGGCTTCGGTGCTCATCGTGCAAGTCTTCATACTGACCGACCGATCAGGGGTCACTGTCGGGACCAATAACGACAAGACGGGCTATGCGCTCACGACCGGTGAACACACCCTGATCTCTGGCACCGACGTTCCCGCTGCTCTCACCGCGCAGGGCTTGACCACCGCGCGAGCGACCAAGCTCGATAGCCTCGACGCCACCGTGTCCTCACGACTCGCCACCGCGAGCTATACGGCCGCTCCGGCCACGACCGACATCGTGACCGCTCTCCTCGCTGCGACTCCGACTCTCCGCTCCCAGCAGTCGATCACAGCGCCCAACGTCTCCGACTGCCTGGTCGGAGGATGGGTGGCGGCCGCCGGGAAGGAGGCGGTTGTCGCGGGGAGTCCGCCAACCTTGACCGGGTACCTCCCCGATGGCGTGACAGCCTATAGGACCTTCGTCTTGGACTCGGCGACGTCACCTACCGAAAGGTCTTAGCCGATGTCGTTCCTCATCACCCGGGGCCTGGGAGGGCCTTTCCTGCTCACCGGTGGGTTGGGACGTGGTTCGGTCATCCTGCCTTACGACCTCGAAGAGGCCATCGTCACCCGCCTCCGCGCCGTGTTCCCCACGGTACCCCTCGACGACGGTTATGTGAGCCCGGGCCAAGACCTGCCTTCCATGGAGGTCTATCACGTCACCGAGACCCCCTCATTCATGACCGGGACGCCGTTCCTCATCTCCGGCCATGCCCAGATCAACGTTTATGCGACGAGCCGGGTCGCTGCGAGGCAACTCGGCGACCAGGTGGAGGCGGCCCTCAAAGTGAGCAATCTCGACAACCAATCCTGCAACGTGATGGCATTCCTTCCAGGCCCTCACTTCTCGGGGAAGGACCCGGACCCCGGCCCGGACGGCGGGCCGGTCTATCAGGAGGCCAGAACATTCACCTTTGATGCGAGCAGTCGCTGATGCAACTTACCGCCACAATGGGCCTGCACATCGACGTGCAAGACATGATCCCCGCCGGTGCGAACGTCGGGCAGGCGTATCCTGTTTCTTACAAACCGGTCGATATCTCGCTCTTGTATCTCACGTCGAACGGCGTGGGGCAGCCCGGATACGCCACGAAATTCGCATTCACCAAGAACACCGCGTCAGCCGCCGTGGTCGACACGGACCTGACGAACACCCCATGCTCCGATGGAACCACATCCTTCGCCCATGTGCGCGAACTGATCGTTCTCAATGACGACCCGACCCACAATCTGGTCGTTGCCGCCCCGACAAACACGTTTACTTCGCAATATATGTCGGGGACCGTCACCATCCCGCCCGGGTCCTTCCACCGTATGCCCCCGGTGCCTCTCGGCTCGAATGGCCTGGTCGTCGATTCGACTCATTGCCTCGTCCGCGTAGACCCGTCAACCTTCAACGTCGCCTATCGCATCCTAGCCATCGGCGACTAGCTCCGAAGGCTATAAGTCGGGGGCCCCAGGCTGACGAATTTGTACCACTCACCCTTATCAGCATCACGGCAAGCGATAACTACGTCGATCGCGAAGTTCAAATCGTAGTCGAAGGCAAATAAGCGGTATCTCGCCCCCAGAGAGATATCGTCCGGCAAATCGACTCTGATCTCTCCCGTATACGACTTGATGTCGACGGGTCCGGGCTGCCGAGTATCGGCGTCGAGCTCGGCAAACTCCCTGACGAGCCGCATGACGCCCGCGAATTGCGAGACGCACCTGTCACCCTCTAATAAACGCCCGCCGATTTCCTGATCTTCTCCAATTGTCCGCATCGTT